TATGTGCCACGTTACTTAGGTAATTTGGCTAATGCTGACGCACCAGAGAATTTGGTTAAGTTGTCATTAGATTCTAAGAATGAGTTGTCTATCGACACGCGAGTCATGGGACTCGGTGGAGAGGATGAGCTCACCGTCAACTCTATTTGTCAGAGATGGTCGTATTGGCGCCAATTTGATTGGCCTGAAGCGGCTGTTACTGATACGATGCTGACTTCAATGATTGTGACTCCCTTATACGGAGACACGTTGTTGGCAGCACCGGTGACGGAGATTCATAGTACTGCTTTGGCGTTCGGAGCTTCTCCATTTGATGCTTGGCAGGGATCGATTAAGTTCCGCTTTAACATTGTGTGCTCAGAGTACCATAGGGGTCGTTTGAGGATTGTTTATAATCCAACGACGAGTCCCGCAGGTGCTATTCCTTATAATCAGGTGTATTCAACAATTGTAGATATATCTAAAGATAGGGACTTTGAATACGAAGTTAAGTGGGCTGATATCCGTGCTTGGGCACAAAACATTGGTATTTCCGGTATTGTGGGTTCTACATTGTATGACGATGTGAATCCAGTTTTGGCTGGAGGTGTCTTTGACAATGGATCTTTGTCCGTATATGTTGTGAATGAGTTGGCTACGCCCTCTACAGCACCAGCTGATATTAAGGTTCAAGTATGGGTTAAGGGAGGTGATGATTTCGCCGTCTCTGTTCCTACTACAAAGAATCTATCTACGCTGTCTGTGTTTAAACAACAGTCTGAGTTGGCCCCCGAAGTTATTGGGGACTCTGATGAGGGACCGAATTCTCCCACTTCCGTTTGTGAGGTGGCGAGTTTTGCTCCCGGTGAGAGTATTAATGATGATAATCAGTACTTGGTGTACCAAGGTGAACGTATCGTGTCTTTTCGCGAGATGTTGCGCCGATACCATTATTGGAATTCATATTATCCAGCCGAGACAGGTAGTGGTGTCAGGGTAGTCTCACAGAATGTTGGGGATTTCCCCTTCTATAGAGGCTGGGAGCCTTCAGGTCAGGATTTAGCCACTGGTACTTTGGGACCGGTTGGTTATAATTTCTGCACTGAGACACTACTCAATTACCTTACTCCAGCGTTCGCGTTGAGGCGAGGTGGTTTGAGGCATAAGTTGTTATTTTCTCAAGTTGGAGGATCGACTCGTAGTCCAGTATTGTCTGTTTCCAGGCATAATCTGAATGGAGCCGACAATAGTGTTTCCACGCATCCTCAAGATAATGCTCTCCTTGGAGATCGCAGGAAAGAGATGCAGGAGACAGAACGATCTAGCTTAGGTGGTACTGCTTTCACTCCTACGTTTAATAATCCTGCTCTGGAATATGAGACGCCGTTCTATACGAATGGGCAACGTTTCTTACCAGGTAGGTATGTTAATACTTATGGAGGACCGAACATGGCACATGAATTTTCTGTGGATGTTCCTACGCTAACTAGCGGTAATGCTTATCGAGTTGACAAGTTTGTCAGTGTTGCCGAGGATTTCCAATTGGGATTCTTCGTCGGCGCTCCAATCATGTACTCGTATGCAGATCCTGCAGCGGCATAGTCTCAGAAGACTTAAAACATCTGAAAAATGTCCAGGCCATTTGTCCTGGTATCCGCATGGAATGTGTATATAAAGCTAAAAAATTCCACTGTGAGGTAGTTACTTGCTGCTCGTTATGGTCCTTTTGCCATTTGAGTCAGTATAGAAAACTCACAGTACTTGAAGTATTCGTACTACCATTATTTAGTGGAAGGGTGTTGATACCCTCGTCAAGAAAAGCTCTGCTCATTATGAGCTGAGTCGCTCATGATTGAATATATATCCAAAGGCTCACTATTGAAAATTTGAATACATATCTAGATATTTTTCGCAAGAATCGATTGTTGTTTACAACAGCTGGTACTTGTGCGATTGCCTTGTACACTGCAACTAAGAAGTTGAGTGCTTATAGTGGCAATATTGAACGTGACCTAGCTCGGGTCACGATAGCAAAGATTGGAAGTTCCGATCCCTTTTATTCAAGAGTAGAATTGTTAGCACGGTTGAAATCATATCGATCGCGTCTATACTTTAATATTTTTAATGCAGGGGATTCGATTACAGCTTCTCGTCTAGATAATGCTATAGTGGACATGGAAAATGACGTGTCTACTGGAGCACTAAGGGTTCAACCTTATTGTATTGTCTTGTATGGCTGCCCCGGTGTGGGTAAGTCATCTTGTGCAATTCAGGTTGCTCGTAAGTTGATGAAGTCCGTACATGAGAGTTTTAACTCTTTTGATATGGTAACTTTAAATGAAACTGACGACTTCCAGTCGGAGTTCAGATCCTCTCATAAAGTCGTATTATTCGACGATTTGGGAGCGTCTCGACCTGACGCAAACGATACGAAGAACCCGTGGAGAAAGATTATTGACTTCGTCAACAATGTTCAGAAAACTGCACTTAACCCTAATTGTGAAATGAAAGGTAAGGTGTATATTAAACCTGAGCTTGTTATTATAACGACGAATCTCGATTTCATTTCGAATTTTTCAGCAGTGAAAGCATTTATGTTGTGTCCCGAAGCTATTCAGCGGAGGGTCAACAAGGTGGTTGAACTAAAGAATTATGAGGAATGCTCATTTATTGAGTACGACGTGAGGACACGAGGTAACCAAGTTGCCCTTGGAGACCAGATTTCTAATCTGGGACACAAGACCAATTATGTTCCTCGAGAACTCATGTTGAAAGAATTAGTCGATGATTTTATCAAACATAATGATCAGCAAATTGCATTTGTGAATGAATTTAATGATTATTTTGATGATCTCCGCCAAGCGCCCGAGAGGAGCACTTGTAAAACAGATATCCCTCTCACTCTATAACTATTTGTATCTGGATAGTTGTAGTTTTATGGACCACGGTCCTTACTACAGAATACAAACTCTGAACGGAAACCTCCGTCGGCACTGATAAAGACTTCAGTGACGCGACGAAAGGAACCCTCAGTTATAAGATATTTCGCGACTTTGCCTCTTTGGCAAGTCAATCTACATGCACCGCGCCCCATGTAGTAGGATATCAAAGCATCCGCTCTGAAGAGCAGGAATACCGACATACGTTAAAGTTTTGTAGGTTCAATTATTTAATAATTCCTGGCTCTCCGCCCGGATGCTTTAAATCTTGAATTGAAATTTTTAATTTAACGATAGTCGCCTGCTTTTAAGAGTGAATGCTGAATGGAAACCCAC